CCTGATCTATTGGATGTTCCAGTTTTACTGGACTTCCAAATATCATTACAACATCTCCTGGTTTATTCATCGTTTTGGTTTCCTTTCTAATACGAATTTAGATTCTATTCTTTCCCATAAGTCAATGACTTGTTCTCGCAACTCTTCTTCAAGACCCTGAGTTTCCACTATTTGTATAGCTTCATCTCTGGTATTAGACAAATTTCTTCCATTAACGGTATATGTCTTGTATTTGGTATAGTCTTTGATGTATTGCAAATTTTGTCTGATGTCGTCTATCCCATAGTCAAAAAGAATAGTGACTTTTGCATTCCGATAAGGTTTCCAAATAGAACTTTTGAATACACTAATTACAACATCTACTCCTATAATTTTAGATACCTCTTTCCCAAAGATTGTCTTTGTAATTTTGATTTTTGTTGGGTTAGAAAATTGTAATCGTAGACTAGAATAGAAACTCATAGCTACTCCACCAGGTGTGCTTGTTTGCGGTTGGTACTCAGTAGCTCCGATATTCTGTCTTATTTGATTACTACAAACCATCAAATAGTTTTTATTTGGGATGATACGACATGTCCTACGAAGCTCTTCGCTAAATTCTTTTGGTCGCCTCATTCCCATCTTGTCTCCTGCATCTTTACTCATTTCTGTATCAGTGGAAAGGGCTGCAAGAGAATCGGCAAAGATTCCATGTACCTTATTTTTTCCTATAGGTTTCCACTTCCTTACAGCTTGAAATACTTCTGGGACGGTATCAGGACGACTATAATCCTCATCTTTAATGTCTAATCCAAATATAGCAGCAAATGATTTATTTAATCTAGCCTCAGGATCATGGAACATTATTTCCCCTCCTTGTCTCTGTACACTTCCTGCTATCTCTGATAGAAGGACTGTCTTGCCTGACCCACTAGGCCCAAATGCCTCTACTAATATACCTCCAGGCAACCCTCCTCCTCTTATTCTACCGCCTGATATGGCTAGATCCAATAATGTAGACCCTGTACTAATAACACTACCAAAGTCTCCATCGTATTCCTTCTTTTTTACCTTCGGAGGAGAGGATACTTTCCTCTTCATTTGATTACTGAGTGATTCAGTTTTTTTAGTTCTTTGCATCATCTGTCTTTTAAACCTTTAAGTATAGATTCAACCTGTATTTCAGTCAAACCTTTATCAGTAAATTCTTGACAAAGTCCTTCTTTATATGCTTTAAAAGACATTCCTTTGTCCTTTCTCCTTTTATTCCAAAGAATGTTACACCGTCGAATAATATCTCGAATCAATCTTTCCTCTGATCCACTTTTCTTTTGTTCACATATCCAGTTATTGATTATATTTGTAAGAAGCCTGGATTTAGTTGATCCTTTTGCTAAGGTGAAAAGAGTTAGATAGTTATGAACCTGTAGAGGCAATGAAGCCCCTACAAGTTTATAACCGTCTCTTTTGTATTTGATTGGTAAGTATGTCATTTTATTTATCGTTTTCTTCTACACACTCATTCCAAAAGTCACATTCTTCACACTCTGGGAAATCTTCTGAGTCTTTTCCAAATGTATGTCCATGGGGACACTTCATCTTAGTATGGGAGGTCATCTTCTTCTTGTGGACGTCTTTTTTTTTGGCTTACGAATAGGTTCCTCATCCTCGTCATCTTCCTCTTCTTCCTCTTCGTCGTCTTCGTCTTCCTCATCCTCGTCATCTTCCTCAACCTTAGCGGGCTTCTTCTTTAGACTCTTTCTTGATCTCTTTGGAGCCTCGTCTTCTTCATCATCCTCATCCTCATCCAAACCACCTCCATCTTCTTCCTCTTCATCAACTTCGAGATATAGGTCCTCAAGTTCTTTATATGATAATATCTTGAGAACTTTATCTAAATCTGGAACATCTTCCAAGATATCTTCAGAATAAGCTTCTTCCCTTTCTATGAAGTCTATACGGCTAGCATCGGCAAATGGTTTGCTCTTTGCTATCTCTCTGCTTTCAAATCGAATCTTTAATGTCAACCCTTCGTCAAGATCAGGAAATATTCTGTTGTCTGGTTCTTCTTCCAATTCTTGTTGTAATAGTTTTTCAAAAAGCCACCAAGACATATCCCAGATATGAGGAACTTCTTCAAATTTCTTATTATTCAGTGGAACCACTGCATATAAGACTCTGTCTGATGATTTCAGAGCATCTGTTTCTTCTTTGTCTGCTCCTTTTTTCATTAGTTCAGCCCTAGCCATGCATACAGGACATTTCTTTTTGATAGACTTCAGACAAACACAGGTATCATTACCAGCACCAATATTACGGTGAGTTTTATAAGGTCTCTTCCACCATAGACTGTCTTTAACCGCAACCTCAGCTGATTCTATCTTATCAGGATGATTAGGATCTGTTACCCTATACGGTAAGAAATCTAGTGAAGCCCTTCCTCCTGGTTCAGGACTAAACATAGTCACTCCTTTTGGTAAAAGTAGGTGTCCGTATGAAGCGACTTCTCTTTTTTGTCTTTCAGAATCAGCGCCTACTTTGTCTCTGAAATTACTTTTCCTCTTTTTTGCCATCTTTTTTTAATTTAGTGTGATTATTAAACTTTTTATTCAAATAACTATCCAATTCATGTAATCCTGCTTTCCAAAACAGTCTACTTAATGTCCATACTCCTAATACTACTAATATAAGAAGGATAACCAATATCAATGTGTCTTTCATGTCTTTTTATTCTTACGTTGTAAAGCACTTCCGACTTCTGCATTCATCTTCTTCCGCTTTTCTTTCATTTCCCAATTTAGGTCCCTTGGAATATTAGGACCAGCAAAATACTGTGCTATATATAGTTTTACGAGGTTTTCTAAAGCTACCTTCCTGGTAAAACTAATCTCATTCTTAGCAACTTCAGCCATGTTTAATTCATACATAGCTTCCATCCACTCCTCCTTAGCAGTTATATGTTTGGTGTGCTTTCTGTAGTAAGCTTCAATATCTGCAACATTTGGTTTTTCCTTTTTACAGAACCTGACAGGATCAGAATTAGCTCTTTTGATTAATTCTGCTCTAACAACCTTTACCTTCTCTTCAGCTTCAGTAAATCTCCTCCTACATTCTGCATAATGCCTACCGTATTTCATAGCAAGTGAAGCTTGCTCTAACCACTCCACGTCCAAAGCAGTTTCGTCGATTTGTATGTCTTCTTCGTAGTTCATTATTTATTTAATTTTAGTTTCTAACCACTTAATATAATCTTTGCTATCATTACTAAGAGAACATTCTATATCTGTATTAAGGTCTTTAATACTGGTTTGTAGTTCCTCTAATTTTAAATTCAAATCTCCTATTAGTTCTGGTAAATCTTTAATTAAAGTGGTATTGATTTGGGGAAGCATTTCTTCCAAATCTTTTACCAAATATAATAGATTGTCTTTATCGTCTTCCCAAGTGAATGTTTCTTCTATCCTTGGAATTATGTTTCCTGTTTCATTTTTATACAATAAACCAATTTCAAAGTTATTCATATCTATTTATTTTTAATTACTGAATAGCAAGCATATACTAATTGTGGAAATCCACTATTATAAAATGGTTCGATAAATTCTTCAAGTATCCTTCCACAAACAGGTTTATCTGTCTTTAATAATACTGCTTGACAATACCCAAGAACAACTCTACGAATACTCTCTGCCTCCTGATCCTTCAATCCGTTTAATATCCCTCTTACCTCCTTCCACTGAGCTCCTCCAATTAAAGCACGACACAGATCTATGGATTGATTTATCTGTTCTTCTGTCTTTTTAGCTACTTCTAATCTAGCTTCAGAATCAACACTTAGAACCTGCTCTAAAACCTGTAGAGCATTTCTCGGGTGTCCTTCTGCATTTTGAATTATTTGATCATATATTTCTTCTTCAAGCTCCTCTCCTTCTCTTTTTACTATTCCTTTGAGTAAGGATGACATCTGTACCTCTGTTAAAGGCTTTACTTGGAATGTACTACATCTGCCTTTAATAGTAGAAAGTAGATTCTGAGGCGCTGTCGTACATAGAATAAAATAGACGTGGGAAGGTGTGTCCTCTAATATTTTAAGCAAGGCATTCTGAGCATCCCCTGTCATTTTATGTATCTCATCCAACACCCAAACTCTACATTCACCTTCCATTGGTTTAAACAGACTGTTTTTTCTTATCTCACGAACAGAATCAATACCTCTAAAAACAGCAGTATCTACTTCTTTAAAATCACTTCCTACACAACCAAGACGTTTAGCAATAATTCGAGCAATAGTGGTTTTACCACATCCTGTTGGTCCATGTAATAAAAAGGCATGAGGAGATTCCTCCTTATCCAATAGGCCATTTAATACTTTTATTACTTGCAAATTACCTACGATTCGTTCCAATCTTCTTGGACGGTATTTTTTGTAT